TTCCTGATCCCGTTCCTGCGGGGCGGCGTCATCGGCGACTTCACCATCGGCAACGACGCGGTCAACTTCACCCTGTCCGGGGCGACCAGCAAGGACGGGTCGCTGTGGGGCGTGGGACCGTACGACGTGGTGCAGGACGAGAACAACCTGGCCGGTCCGCTGCTGGAGGCGGTGGACACCAAGGACCACCTGCTCGTGCAGTTGACCGGGGTGGCGCCGCCGGAGCCGACCTGCGGTGGCGCAGAACTCGGCACCCTGGCGACCGGTGCCGACGCTGGGACCCCCGGCATCTACACCCCGCCCAACTCTTACGGCCCCGAGGACTTCGCCGACATGGGCAGCCTGACCGCGAGCCCGTCGACGGCGTGGACCAGCGGCCAGCACATCGTGCTGGGTGACGGTAGCGTCGCTCACTGGGACGGCACCGCCTGGGTGACTGGATCGGCCCCGTAAGCCGACACGAGACACAGTGGCCCCGGAGAGTCGTCCACGCTCCGGGGCCGCTGCGATGAAGGAGGTCCGGTGACCGTTCAGCCTGTGCCGCCGTGGACCGGCTGTCCCTGGCCGATCGACTCGGCGTGCCTGACCGACGAGTGGGACGCGCTCGACCCGGAGGTGCAGGACCGGGCGGTGGCCCTCGCCTCCGCCACCCTGCACCGGCTGACCGGCTACCGGGTCGGTGGCTGCCCGGTCACCGTCCGGCCGTGCGTGGCCGCCTGTGCCGGCTCAACCAACCGGCCGGGCTACTGGGACATGGCTGGGCTGTACGGCAGCGGACCGTGGCCCACGGTCGTCGGCGGGGTGTGGTTCAACTCCTGCGGGTGCCAGACGAACTGCTCCTGCACCGAGTTGTGTGAGGTGACGCTGCCGCCGCCGGTCGGGTCGATCAGCGAGGTGGTGGTCGACGGCGCGGTGGTCGACCCGGCCGACTACCGGCTGGACGGCAACCGGCTGGTGTGGATCGGGGACGGGCCGTGCCTGTGGCCGGTCTGCCAGGACATGACCCTCCCGGACAGCGAGGTCGGCACGTTCGCGGTGACCTTCCTGAACTCCTACCCGGTCGACGGGCTCGGGGCGTACGCCGCTGGGGTGCTGGCGATGGAGTACGCGAAGGCGTGCGCCGGGGCCAAGTGCCGTCTGCCGTCGGGGGTCACCACGATCGCCCGGCAGGGCATCAGCATGGAGATCGCCACCGGCGCGTTCCCCTCCGGGCTGACCGGCATCCGGGAGGTCGACTCGTTCCTGGCGCTGTGGAACCCGGACCCGATCCGGCAGGCGCCCCGGGTGTGGTCCCCGGACCTGACCACTCCCCGGGTCGTGGGATAGATGCAGACGGCGGTCAACGACCGGCTGACGGCCATCGCGGCCTGCCTGTGCGCGCAGATCGAGTTGGACGGTCTGCCGCCGGTCTGCTTCTGCGGCGTGGTGCCCGGCGACCAGGTGGCGCTGGACTACGTCGGGGACGACTGCGCCACCGCGTGCGGCATGGCGTGGGTGCGGCTGATCGGGATGTACCCGTCGGTGTCGTTGGGGCAGCCGAACACCGAGCCCGGCAACTGCCAGAGCCTGCTCGGCATCGAGGTTGAGGTCGGCATCATGCGGTGCGCTTCCCTGCCCGACAGCGACGGCACCCCACCGTCCCCGGCTGACCTGGCCGGGGACGTGGAACTGCAAATGGCGGACGCGCTGACGATGCGCCGGGCGCTGCTGTGCTGCACCGGGTCGCAGGACATGATGCTCGGCCCGTACACCCCGCAAGGCCCCGAAGGCGGGCTGGTCGGCGGGGTGTGGGGTGTTGCGCTGCTGGAGTTGTGATGGTCGCCGTCGGCGTGTTCAGCCGGGTCGTGGTGATCGACCGGCACCTGTACCGGCCGGGCGGCCAGGTCCACCGGTGGGTGACGTTGGCGTCGACCCACCTGTCGATGTACGCGAAGGCGGAGTGCCCGGTCCGGTCCGGGGAGTTGCGGCGCAGCATCCGGTCCACCACCCGGCAGGTCGGCGACCGGCAGTGCGAGGGCACCCTGGCGGTCACCGCGAACCACACGATGTTCGTGCTGATGGGCACCACTGGGCCGATCATGACCACGAAGCGGTTCGCCAACCCGGAGGGCGCGTACGTCACCCTGTGGGGGTCGATCAACCCGGTGACCAAGAAGTTCACCCGCAAGCACATCAAGGGCGCCAAGCGCCGCGAGTACGAGGTGCGGGTCAAGGGCTACCACCTGCGGGTGCGGGCCGGGAACGGCTACAACGAGCACCTGGCGGAGACGGTCAACGGGCAGGCGGCGAACAACTTCCTGCTCCGGGCCTGGCGGAAGACGGCCCGCCGCCACCGGCCGCTGTCCGGGGGCATGCCGTCGTCGTTCCTGCGGCCTGGCACCCACGGCCTTTAGGTCCACCTAAAGACCCTCCCCCTGGCCGGGGAGTGGCTCATGGTGATCAGGCTCCCTACCGTTGCCAGAAAGCGGAGCAACACGAGAGGGAGTGGACCCCATCAAAGAGTTCGTCACCGCCGTGGACGAGGCGTTCCCGGGCGCCGAGGCCGACGACAAGGCCAAGACGCTGATGCTCGACGGGGAGGAGTTGACCTACTTCGACCCGACCGAAGGCCAAATGCTGATCTACATGGCGGAAACGGGTCGGCACTCCACCAACAGCAACCGGGTCGCCGCGATCGTCAACTTCTTCATGGAGTTGTTCGACGAGTCGTCCCGGGAGCACCTGATCGGTCGGCTGATGGACCGGAACGACAAGTTCGGTGTGAGCATGATCGAGGAGATGCTGGAGTCGCTGACGGAGGAGTGGACCGGCCGCCCTACCCAGTCGCCCGCCGCCTCTACGCAATCGCCGAGGAACGGTGGGCGGAAGTCGACGCCGCGTACGCCGCGATCGACCTCATCCGTCAGCCAGACCATCGGTTCCTGAACCTGGTGTACGCCTGGTGCGTGGCGCACCTGGAGCCCGAGAAGCGAGAGGAGTGGGACGCGATGCTGGCGGCCCCGCTACCCGGTCAGGAGAGGCGGGCGACCCCGGCGACCGTTGAGGCCGAGGGCGAGTCGTTCATGGCGCTCATGGCGGCTACCGGAAAGAGCGCGGGCTGATGGCGGTACGCGGCGACACCATCGGTCGGGCGTACGTCAAGATTCTGGCTGACGGCTCCGGCCTGCCGAAGTCGATCCGGGACGAGTTCGACGACGGCATCCCGGCGGTCAAGAAGTCTGGTGAGGAGTACAACCGCGCCTTCAACCAAGGGTGGGAGGCGGAGGACAAACGCAACAAGACGATGGAGAAGGGCCTCCGGGCCAAGTTCCAGCGGGCGTTCGGGCAGATCAACGCCGACGCTGCCGTCTTGGAGCGGGGTCTGCACCAGAAGATTTACGACGCGGTCTTCGAGGGTCTCTCGGACGGCGGTGACCCGAAGCACGCGCGTGAGGTGGCGCGCCGGGTCGCCGACGCGATGGAGTTCGAGTTCGCCCGGACCGGCGGCCTCGGCACCCCCGTCCGCAAGCAGATCGACAAGGCGCTCGACGGCATCGTCGCGGACGAGAAGGCGTTCGAGACCGAGTTCCGCCGGACGATGGACAGGACGTTCAAGGAGTCCCTGGTCACGGCGCAGAAGTTCCGCCGCGAGATGGACCAGCACGCCGGGGTCCTCGGGCGGCTGGGCACGGCGATCAAGAACTTCAACTCCACCAGCGGCAAGGACATGCGGAAGTTCTACTCCGACGTGGTCCGCGACAACGACCGTGGAGCGAACCGCATCTCCCGGTTCGGCGAAAAGGTCGACCGGGCCGGGAACATCGTCGGCAAGGCGTTCGGCAAAGGTGGCCGCAACGACGTGCTGTCGTTCTTCGGCTCCTTCATGCAGGCCCCGGTGGAGATCGTCGGCAAGTTGGTCAAGGGCCTCGGTGGGCTCGTCGACATGGGCAAGAACATGAAGACCGCCTGGAGCGGGGCTGGCGGCGGGTTCGAGGGCCTGATGGCGGCGGGCAAGCAACTCGGCCCGATCATGAGCAACGTCTACGCGCTCGCCGGGATCATCGGCGGCCTGGTCCTGGTCGGTGGCCCGGTCGCCGGGCTGATCAGCAACCTGGCGGCGGCGATCGTCGCGCTGGGGTCGGCGGTGGCGTTCACGCTGGGCGCTGGACTGGGTGTGCTGGCCGGGCTGCTGCTTCCGGTCGCGGCGGGCCTCGGCACCCTCGGGCTCGCCTTCATGGGGATGAGCGACAAGACGAAGAAGGCGCTCAAGGAGTCGCTCAAGCCGATTACGGACCAGTTGAAGGACCTCCAGGAGATTGCCCGGGGCGGCATCCTCCGGGGTCTGGATAAGGCGGCCGAGCCGCTGGCTAAGGGCATGAAGACCGTCGCGCCGCTGATCCAGGCGACCTCGAACGCGATCGGCGACATGATCGGGCAGTTCGCTCAGGGCACCGCCAGCCCCGGGTTCAAGAAGTTCATCGACACAATGGTGATCTACATACCGGACGCGATCAGTTCGCTGACCGGCATCATCAAGAACGTCGCCTCCGGGCTCGGTGGCATCTTCGAGGGCGTCATCCCGATCACCCAGGACTTCCTGGGCTGGCTGTCCGGCATCACCGAGGAGTTCGCGCACTGGGGGCAGACCACCGGCCCCGAAGACGTGATCGGGTTCATGGAGACCGCGAAGGGTGCCGCCGAAGACCTGTGGGGCCTGATCAGTTCGGTCGGCGAGTTGCTCGGCCGGTTGCTGTTCAACAAGGACGCCGCCAAGGGTGGCGGCAGCATCCTCGACCAGATGACTGGTCAGGTCCAGGACTGGATCGACACGCTCAAGAAGGACCCGGACGCCTTCAAGAACTGGATCGGCGACGGTGTCGACTCGATCAAGAAGATCGGCGCCGGGCTCGACCACCTCGGCGAGATGTTCGACAAACTCGACACCCCGAAGAACCGTAAGGCGGCCACCCAAGTCCTGGGACTCATCGAGGGTGGCCTGGGTGCGATCTCCACCACCATCGGGATCGTCTCCGGTGCGTGGGAAGGGTTCATGGGCCTGCTGGAAGTCGTTCCGCAGATCGGCGTCATCAAGCAGATGAAGGATGTCTACGACAACGCCGTGAAGGTGAAGGACCAGATCGCGAACATCGACTGGGGTGGGCTGTGGAACAAGATTCCCAAGCCTGACTTCGGCAAGTTGTTCGGCAAGTTCAACCTCAAGGACGTGATCAACCCAGGTGGGGTGCTGGGGGCGATCACCGGCCCGTTCAAGGGCAAGTCCGGCAACTCGCTGCGGTCGATGGGCAAGTTCCTGCTGCGCAACATCATCAACCCCGGTGGGGTGCTCGGCGCGATCCTGTCCCCGTTCCGGGGGAAGGCGTCCAACGCGCTCAAGGCGATGGGCAAGTTCCTGCTCAAGCACATCATCAACCCGGCGGGCATCCTCGCGGCGGTCACGTCCCCGTTCAAGGGCCTGAACGATGACATCCTCAAGGCGATCGGCAAGGTGGCACTGAAACTGCTGGTCGACGTGGGCGGTGCGGCAGCGGCTGTGATCGCCCCGTTCAGGGGCCTGGCCGATGACATCGTGGCCGCGATCGGCACCATCATCCCCCACTTCCAGATGCCGCACATCAACTGGCCCAAGCCACCGGCCTGGATGCACACCGCCAAAGGTGGCATGTTCCTGGGGCCGCAGGTTCGGTTGATCGGCGAG